GGAAGAGGCGGTTCTGAGCGTCTGGGCGCAGCAGCACGAAGTCCCCATTCGCCTCATCGAGCGACCCTATGATTGGCCCAAACGCCTCCCGCTGGCTCCGGGGGCCTTCACGCTCTACGAACAGGCGGCCCGGGAGCGGTTCGCGACCCGGAGCCGCGTCATCCAGGAGGTCAGTCCATGGCGAATTCACCAGCCCGTCCCGTCTCCGGTCCCTTAATCCGGGTTCCGAAGCTCCATCAGTTCCGCATCGAGCAGGAGGGGAGCCACGTGCGCCTGCTGGTGGATGGCCGGCTGGTGTTCGACGCCGACTGGCGTGGGGCGGAACGCGTGGGCGGTGAAATCCTGTTGAAGTCCAAGAAGGCCAAGGAGTACGCCCAGGGGTTGACGAAGCGGCAGTAGGACCGTACTGTAGCAGGTAATGAGGCTGGGGGTGGATGGGCGGCAGCCCTCCCCACCACTGGCTCTCAGACCGACAACTGACGCACTCTCCTCTGCAACGCTACGGCGGGCGGGGAACCTGAGCGAACAGAGTCCCTCACGGGCTCTGGCGCGGTTCTTCGCCCGCCGTTGCGTTGGCCTACCGCTCCCGAGCCAGACCCAGACTCGTTTCGGGAGCGAGCAGCCATGACCCGATTGGACAAGTACCGCCAGGACCGCAAGGCCGTCCTTGACCGGATGGACGCCCTCCTGGCCGCCGTGGCCGCGGACGCCAACGCCGATGGGCGTCTGTCCGAGGCCCAGCAGACCGAGTACGACAGCCTCAAAGCCAAGAGCACGAGTCTCGGCGAGGCGATCGCGCGTGAGGCCGACATCGACCACGCCGAGCGCACCGCCCCCGCCGTGCGCAGCGTCGCCGGCAACGGCACGCAGGTGACGGATGTCCGGGATCGCCGGGACCGGGATCCCCGCTGGGGCTTCTCGGGACCGCGGGAGTTCCTCATGGCCGCGCTGGAAAACAGCGACGCCATGACCCGGGACCAGGTCGCGGACGACCGGCTCAAGCCGCTGGCGATGGTGGACGATGACAAGAAGGCCCACGGGCAGCTGGCCTACCTGCTGCCCCGCGCCTTCAACCCGTCCTTCCTGGGCACGGCCGGTGCCGATGAGCAGAGCGGCGGCTCGGACCCCTACGGCGGCTTCGCCGTGGGCCGCACCCTCCTGCCGGGCCAGCTCTCCGTCGGGATGGAGGGCGACCCGACCGCCGGCCGGACGCAACAGGTGCCGATGGCCACGCCCGTGGTCGACCTCCTGGCCCGGACGGACAAGAACCACACCTCCAGTGTCTCCGGGGGCTTCACCGTGAGCCGCAAGGCCGAGACGGCCGCCGCGGCCGCGAGCCGCGGGGAGACGGAGAAGGTCAGCCTCAAGGCGTCCACCCTGATCGGGCTGGCGTACGCCACCGAGGAGATCCTGACCGACTCCGTGATCTCGTTCCTCGCGCTGATCGAGGCGGGGTTCCGGGACCAGTTCGGCTTCCACATGCTGCACGAGAAGCTGTTCGGGCTCGGTGGGACCGAGTACATCGGCGCCGTCAACGCCGACTGCGGGATCGCGGTCACCCGGGACACGACCACCCGCATCCTCGGGACGGACATCATCGCGATGCGGGCGCGCTGCTGGGGCTACGGCGCCGCGATCTGGATCGCCAACCAGGACTGCTTCGGCGAGCTGATGCGGCTCGGCGCGGCGGCCTACGACGCCCAGGCGGCGACGCCGCTCGCGGGCAGCAACGCCCTCTTCGTGCAGTCGCTGTCCGAGGACATCCCGGACCGGATCCTCGGCCGTCCCTGCTTCTTCAGCGAGTCGGCGGAGACCCTGGGCACCAAGGGCGACATCAGCCTGGTCAACTGGTCCCAGTACCTCGAGGGGCTCTACCAGCCCCTGCAGTCCGCCGAGTCGATGCACGTTCGGTTCGTCAACCACGAGCGGGCGTTCAAGTTCTGGCTCCGGAACGCCGGCGCGCCGTGGTGGCGTTCCGCGCTGACCCCGCGTGAATCGGCCACCACCCTTTCCCCGATCGTGACCCTGGCGGCCTAACCGCCTGAGCACGCAGGAGGCTTGAAACCATGGTAGCGACCAAGGATTCCCACAGCCTGCGGGCGAACGCCCACCGGGTCATGGTGGATTTCGACCCCGACGCGACCGGCGCCACGATCGTGGACCTCGACAAGGCCACCGGTGGCGAAGGGCTGCCCATCGAGAACTTCCGGCGCTTCATCGCCGGGCTCTTCCGGTCCGTGGGGACCGGCAGTGTGACGTCGTTCGCGATCGTCGCCGATACCGACGACGACCTCGCGACGACCCCCACCGTGGTGGTCCAGCACGCCATCGGCTCGGCGCCGAACGCCGTCGGCGACACGATCTGGCTGGAGTGCGACGCCGAGGACATCAAGGAAGTGCTGGCGGGTGCCACGCACGTCGGCGTGCGCATCAACCTGGTCACGGCCACGGACGAGTGCGTGGTGTACTTCGAACGCTCCGATCCGTATTACCCGGCGCGTGGCCTGACGGCGGATTACATCAGCTAAGGCATCAGCTGATGCGGACCAAGCGGGTCAGTCTCGTGACGTGTGTCTATCAACGGCGCGAGCTGACCCGCGCCTTTTGGACCTGGATGGCCTGGCTGCGCCAACGGTGGGCCGAGCAGGGTATCCAGCTCGAGGCGGTGGCCGCCGCCTCGGATCCCGTGGAGCGCGACTTTGCCCAGGCGTTCGGGGTGCGGGCGTTCCTCCATGCGAACCATCCACTCGGGGCCAAGTTCAACGCCGCGTTGGCGGCGAGTGAGGCGACGGATCCGGATTGGGTGCTCATCATGGGCTCGGATGACTTCTTCTGTGGGCGCGCGGCCGACGCGCTCGCCGGGGCGATTCGCGCCGATCGGTCGGTGGGATTCCAGGACCTCTATTACGCCGATCTCCCAACTGGGCGCGTCCGCTACCTCAAGGGGTACCGGGTGAAGAGCCGCCACACGGAACCCGTGGGGCCCGGGACGCTCCACAGCCGCGCGGTGTGCGAGCGATTCCACTGGCGGCTGTGGGACGCCACCCAACACCACGGGATGGACAACAGCCGGTTCCGGACCCTCAAGACCCATGGCCTGATGCCGGACCTGCTGCATCTGCAGGTTCTGGACGCCGTGATGCTCGACGTCAAGACCGGCACCAACCTCTGGCCCTTCGACCGAACCCACAAACAGCCGGTCTTGTCCGAGGCCGAAGGTCGGGCCGTTTGGGCACGGCTCCCAGAGCACGTCCTGCGTCTCATTCCATGGCCTCAAGCCAAGGCAGTCGCATGATCACCGCCGGTCGCTTGAGCTATCGCGGCATCATCCAGAAGCGCACCGACGGCCAGGACGCGCGCGGGGGGCTCACCGCCTCGTGGTCCCAGTTTGCCGAACGCCGGATGCGCTGGGAGCCGCTGGGGGGACGCGAGAGCTTCCTGGCTCAACAGACGGAAGCCGCGGCCGAGGGGCGGCTGGGCCTCCGCTACTTGGCCGGCGTCACCGCCAAGATGCGGATCCTCCTGCCGCGGGTCTTCGACACCCTGAGCGCCGGCATCGACGACAACGACCTGAGCCTGACCGTCGCGTCGGCCGAGGGGTTTCCCCTGGAAGGCGCCTACCGGGTCCGGATCGACGACGAGCTGCTCGAGGTGACGGCGGGCCAGGGCACCACCACGTGGACGGTGACCCGGGCCAAGGACGGGACCTCCGCCGCGAGTCACGCGAGCGGGGCCTCGGTGGCCTGGATGGTGCCGCTCGAGATCGTGCAGCCGCCCGTCAACGTCGGGGGCCGGCGCCGGGAACTCCAGATCCTGGTGCGCGAGGCGAACGCATGACCACGCTCTCCATGCGGATCGAGGGGCTCCGGGAGCTTCGGGCCGCCTTGAAGGCGCTGGGGCCGGAGGTCAGCGAGGCGATCCTCACGGGTGGGTTGCGGGAGGCCGGGGACGTGCTGGAGCAGGAGATCGCGACCCGGACCCCGGTGGCGCCCGAACCCCACCGCCGCGGGAAATCCCCGGGCGCGATGCGAGAGAGCGTCACGACGACCGTCGCGTTCCAGTCGCCCGTGGAGGCGCG